TGTACGCTGTTAAACTACAAGATGTGAGTTATACATATGTTCCAAACACAGCAACGTCAGGGTCTATCACACTGGACTACAGCGCTGGACAATATCAATTTATTTCCACAACAGGCTCTGTTAGTTTAAATTTCAACAATTTTCCAGCCAGCGGAACATCAGGTGTGCTGCGAGTCATTGTGAATATTACCAACACAGCATACACCCTGACACTGCCAGCTGCTGTGAGTCTAGGCACCACCGGCATTCAAGGATACTCTGCAAATGTGATTACTTTTGCAGCAACTGGGACTTATCAATTTGATTTCTACACAGTTGATTCTGGAACTACCATAACCATCTTTGATCTGAATCGTCCACTCAGCGTTTTTACCAATGCAATTACGTCAGCTTCGTCGATCACTTCAGCATCATCTATCAAATCTACCAGCGCCACTGCTGGCATAGGATATGGCACCGGTGCTGGTGGCACAGTAACACAGGCCACAAGCAAAAGCACCGGAGTTACCCTAGACAAAGTGTCAGGTCAGATTACCATGAATGGAGCAGCCCTGGCAGCGGCTGCAGAAGTAAGCTTCACACTGACCAACAGTGCTGTTGCTGCCACTGACGTGGTCATGGTCAGCATTGCATCAGGTGCCACAGCAGGTGCTTACAGTGTTCAGTGCGATGCTGTTGCTGCTGGGTCATGTAGAATCAGCGTGGGCAACAGAAGCGCAGGTTCACTCAGTGAAGCCATTGTGCTGAACTTTGTTGTGATCAAAGGTGTTGCTGCTTAAACAGTTCTGGAAATGTAGCACGCCAATTTGTTCCACGACGTTGATCAATAGAATCCAGGGTAGAAATTATTTTGGATTTTCTTTTGTCTGCATCTTTTAACGCAAACATGCCCTGGGTTAGTTGTTGTCTATGCTCTATTGGGTCTGTAAATCTTGTGGTATGGAAATTATGTTGCAGCCATGTTAGCAATTTGTCCAGGTTGGCATGATTTAAAATACCAACTGATATATTGATTGCAAACATACAATTGTGTGGAGCATTATCAATGTACCATTGCAAGTTAGCAGTTATTTGATCCCACTTTGCAGGATACCGTTGATATTCAAACTGTTGACCGGTGTCGTCAATACTAAAGTCCAGTTGAACCAAACGAAATTGTTCCCATAATGACAACAATTCTTTGCCTGGAAGGATTGTACCATTAGTGTTGTAATTTAAGTGTACTTGATCTTTGTGCTCAATAGCATGTAACAATTTCACATGTTCTTTACTCAACAACGGTTCGCCGCCATTGAAATGTATAAATTGTATACTACTCAAGTCAATGGTTTTCCAAAACTGATTGATCGTTGATTTTTGTAAATCTATAGGTAGCCCAAGTTCTTGCTTCCACACACTACTGTTATTTGGTCCGCATATCACACAGGCCAAATTACATGTATCACCGGTCCAATAATCCATACGAATTAGCTCAACCTTGTTGTTGTTAAGATTGTGATCTTTGTACCAAGAGTTGCTACCTTGCCGTCGGCTGGTTAGTCCAGCGGCTTCGTTATCTTTACAACTACTACACGCTGTCGGTAACTGTCCAGTAGATATCTCATTGCGAAGACTAACAAGGTATTCGTTGTTTAAAAAATCAACTACTTTAGCTGAGCGTACAGGAGATATACAACAAGGCGAAATTGCTAATGCATTTTGCTGAGCAACAATGTTTATATTTTTATAAATGTCAATGCATGTCATTGAGATTTAATTTGTCCTAATAACTGTTTTAGTTTTGCACTTTGAACGTCGCTGTTGACCTTGGCAACATCTTCGTGCTTGACCATGGGTTTGTCCCAGGCATGTGTGCCTCCTGCGGGTGCCGCCCAAGCAGAGTTGGAGCTTGCAACAACCTGGCTCTTGGCTTTGATACTGTCCATGATTGAACTTTGTGGTTTGTTATAGCCGTTTTCGTCCCCACCTTCGTCAGTAATACGCATGGTTTCAATGTTGTACTCCAGATCAATTTTTTGACCAACGCCGGTCGAGCTTCGAGATTTCATACACTGTATTTGATACTTGCCACGCTCTTTCATGGAACGACTGGTAAAGATACCAAACACATTGTCTGCTGTGTTGATTTTGCTGATACCACCACTAATGTGGCTGTGATCAAATTCCATTTCTTCCACTGCTGATCTGTTCAACTGACTGGCTGTTACCAACAAAACGCCCAGTTCCTTGGCCAGGTTACGTAGCTCTTCCGATACATACTTGTCTTTGACAAACAAGTCGTTGGGGCTGACCTTGGCACTAACAGGCATGACCAAGTCAAGGTAATCCACCATCACAAAGTCTACCCGGATACCTGTTTGGATTTGTACTTCTTTTAGATATGCACGAATGTCATTCACATTGCTTTGTGCCGGCAGGCCTTTCACACGATACTGTCCAGATTTCTTTTGAATCATCTTGACCTTGAGTGCTGTGGTCTCAATGTCCTTGCGAATCTCTTTGGTGCTCATGCTGGTCAGCATTGCATCACTGCGTAAACTGGTCAATTCTTCACTCAGTTCCAGTGTAATATACACGCCACTTAGACCTTGCTGCAACCAGTTTAGTGCAATGTTCATCATCACAAGACTTTTGCCCGAGCCAGATCCACCTGCAAAGATGTTGAGTTCTCCACGACTGAAACCACCATACAACAGTCGATCCATTTGTGGCCAACCTGTGCTAACTTGTCCGCCAGCATTGAAGTACCGGTTGATACGAGCACTGGGATCTGCAAAGTAATCTGTGCCCATGTCCTTGGTCAGACTGATCTGCACAGCATCCTTGATCAGTTTTTCCACAGGATCGTAATCACCTTTTTCCAGCAGGTCTGCTGCTTTTAAGATAGCACGTTCCAGTTCTTGTCGCTTGGTAAAGTTTTCAAACTCTTCCATGAACCAGGCGTGATGCCCTTCGTTGAATTCATCCAGTTGCTGAAGTTTGATTCCTGTAGTTGCAGCAATTTGTGCAGCAGTGGGCAAGGTGCCGTGATCCGCACTGTGTGACTTGATAAATTCAGCCGCAGGTCTTACGCTACGATCAAAGTTTTCTGGATTGTAGATGTTCTGTACACGAACATAGCTTTCTGCATCCTGAAGTATCATCTCCAGGAACAGTCGTTGTACATCAGTTCCGTAGTCTTTTAACAAGTTGTTTCTTTCGTAATTCAATTTTGATTCGAGATGTTTCTCTAGCTTGCATGATAGTTATCAGTGCGCCAAGTCTGCCATATTTCTTCACAGCATCGTTGACGTCTTTGACCTCTGCAGGCCAAGCGGGTATGCTTACTGCCCAGTTTAGTTCCATAGCACGATCTATTAGTTCAATACCTGCAGAATCTTGATCAGGTACCACAGTGACTTCTTTGCCCAGTCGTCGTATCAGTTTGACTTGTGCGTCATTTACCGTGTTGTGCATGAGTGCAAGGCCGCCAATTGACAGTGCATCAAAGATGCCTTCTGTCACTATCACATGAGTCCAGTTGTTGTGCAACAAGTCTGTGCCGAACACATATCCTGGTTGCATGTTGTTTAGATATCGAGGATTGTGATTGTCCAAGAATCGAATGGTACTGCCCACAATTTTGTTGTTGTATGTAAACGGAACAATCACTCCTGGACGTTTGGACTCAGCCTGTACCATGAACGGAAAGTCTGACGGTACACATCTGTTTTGCAAGTAATCCCACTGAACTGCAAAGTCTGCTGTTAAAAATTCTGCACCGGGCGGTAATTCCAATTCTTCAAATTCAATTCCTTGAGCCGATGAGTCTATTGTTTGACGATCTTCCAAGATACCATTAATGCTTTTGTGCCGCATACTTTCAAGATTGATCAGATCAATTTCACGATCTGGCACACCTAACCAACTCAAGAGCCTGCGAGCCTTATAACTTACGGTACGGCCAAGGATAAAGCTAGCAGTGTATCCACAGTTGAAGCAATGATAGCTCCAGCCTTGCTCGTTTGTTTTGATGCCGCCGCGACTGCGTCGATCTGGACTGTTGCCATTATGATGACAGCACACCGCATTAAAGCTAATCCAGCCGCTGGGACTGACTTTTCGCTTGGCGGGTAAGTAATCTAAGATATCCAGCATCTGCTTAGTATAGCAGAGTTGTCACACAATATCAACGATATTGAACGTTTTCAATCTTGCCGTTGCTGAATACCGCAGTAGCAGATGGACTGCCCAAGAATTGAATTGGTAAGTATCCAGAACCTCCAGCAATCACATTGACTTGGCTGACCGTCCCGTTGACCCCATACACTGCTTCTACTATGGCGCCAGCACCGTTGCCCAGAATCTGAACATAAGGTGCAGCAACATAGCTATAGCCCGAATTGGTCAGGGACACTCCTGTGACCACACCGTTGACCACTGTGACTGTGCCGCTGGCTCCGTAACCAATTGAGTTGTTTAGTGCTAGACGCAACAGCGGATGATAGCCCACAATGTTAAAATAGTCGCTGATTGTGTCATCAAAGTATTCACGAGCTTCGCTGACATCATACCAAATTGACTCATAGTTTTGCGCAGCTTGAATCTTGACTGTTCCAGTGTAGTGAACCAGATCAAATTTCACTGTGGTAAATGCAGCACCTGTGGTTTCAATATGACTACTATAAAATTCAGTTTGTTGTATGCTGTTGATTGGTTGCGGGTTCAAGGCCCAGTCTGGATAAGATGTGGGTGCTGCACTCACAAATTGATTCTTGCCGTAGATGTCAGGCACTGTGACTGGCTGGCTGGGCTGGAATTGTGGCAGCACAGAGTCCACAATATTGCAGTCTGCACGAGCTTGGCTGTTGGCGTCCACATACACAGCTTGTGCATAGTTACCAGCTGTGCGTGTGATGCTGTAGCTAGCAGGCTGTGCTTGTATGTTGATAGTGTCAGTGGTGTCTAGTACCACTTTCACACGTCCTGTGGTAGCACTCAACACTTCGCAATCCTTTTGTACCAACAGCTCATCGCCTGCCTGGTTGATCACACGGAAAACAAACGTGCTACCTGTGATGTTTACAGGTTTTTGGTCTTGGTTAATGAACTCAAACAAGAGAACATTGTCCACGCCTTTGTTGATGGTTAGAGATTTTGCGTACACTGGGTCATACCTTGCTGTGAAGTAGCCACCATCAGTGTTGACCAATAACACTCGAGTAATTTGTTGGTAAAGATAAACGGTGGTGGAATACATTACTCTATTTAGCTGCTAATAAATAACCCTGATGGGCAATAACATATTTGAAAAATTAACGGAAAAGTACCCCTTTATTACCTTGTGCGTTTACGCAAATCAAGAGTATGTGGGAGTGGTGCAAAACCGTGATGACATTGTGACAACTATTTACGACTTTGGATCAGTGATAGATCAGTCTGACAAGATGTTATTTTTGGAACTGGCTGGCACTTGGTGGTGGGAAAGCAACAGAAGCATTCCTATAAACATTTTCCTGCGCAAAGAATGGGATCAATTCCGTGTTACTTTGAGAACATTTGCCAACAAGGATCTGGAAATCTTGCACGGTCCCATTTGTAGCCTTATGGACATTGCCCGCAAAAAGTCCAAGCGAAAATCAATTACCTTGGTCCGGCGTATTGAGTAAATTCATGTGCAAGGCCACCAAGGCAGCGTAGCTAATAGCATGTGCCTTTTTAAAGGTATAGCCCCGACTATCATCCCCGTTCCAGACTTCAGCAAACACTTGACCCCAAGGTTGTCCTTGTAGGTGAGCTTTGCCCGGCCTAATAATGCTGATAAATGCAGCCATTCTAGGAATTGAATCTGGCTTCATTTCTCGCAGCAGATCTGCATAGTTGCCCACGTGTACCAGTTGACTGGCCCAGGCACGATCTGTCCACAATCGACTCCAGGGCGGGGTAGCTGCCAGCAATGTTTCGTAGTGTTCAGGGCCTTGGATCAGGTTATAAACACTCATGTTCAACAGGTCTATCTTGAAATAGCCACGCTGTTCTGCTGACTGGTAATCCAGTGCTGCATGCCCGTTGACCACATCACGCGGAATGTCTGTGACATAAATGCCCGAGTTGTGCTTGCGTCCAGTGCTTTGCTGTGCAGGCACATGCTGTATCAGTTGCAGCACAACATCTCTGTTGGGCACGTCAATGTCAATGTCTGCGCTCATACTGTACACAACGCCACAACAGTTTTCAATTGCTTCTCAGCTAGACGCACAGCATCAATGGCGTCGGCCACAGCAGGATGACTTTTTGCCAATTCTTCCAGACGCTTTTCTTCAACCATTTTTCGTTTTACCCACGCAACCGCTTCCTGTGTTACACCATCTAGCTCAATCATTGGATAACTGGACTGCAATGGCAACCATGAGCTGCCATCAAACACTTCAAAATTGCCACCTTGATAACGAACCAGGCCGGCACTGGGTTTAGTGGTGTCAATATAATAAGGAGCATTGTAGACATTGCCCGAAATGTTTATACCTGGTCCAGGTGTGATATTTCTAATCATGTTACCATCCTGCTCGGGTTAAAATTTCTTGCGCATATGCTTGATCTTCGGGACGATCTCTAAAACGTTTTTGCCATGCGTCACTGTCGATATAGCTCCAGATCATGGCCACCTGAGTGGGATCCAGACTGCTCAAAAACTTCTGGCCTGATTCGCAGTTGTAAATCACCCAGGGACTTACTCGTCCTGATGTAACAGCATAACATGCTGCATTGGCATTGCCGTAACGCAAACAGTCATGTGCAGGATGGCCTGTGTTTTCTTGCCAGGTCATGCTGTATTCAATTGCTCGAGCCAGAGCATCATCCACTGCCTCAGTCTGCAGGTAGTGCAGCAAATATTCTGTATAGACCTTGTCACTGCACCAGTAGTCGATCTTTTTTCGTGCCTTTAGCAGCCACAACATGAACTGAGCCGGATTGATTGTGCGTGTGTCCACACAGTAACGTCCAAACTTCACAAAGGCCCGGTAGTAAGCTGACTCAGCAAAGTCTTCATAGGTCTTGTTACCAGAAGATCCTTGCATGGTTTCATAAAATCGCAAATAGGCCTGAAATCCCAGTCTCACCCCAGGTTCGTCCTTTTGCATGGCACGGCGCTTGGGCTCGCACACATGCACCGCCATAGACGTTTCTTTTACAAAAGTTTTCTTGCAGTAATTGCAGGCAAATGTCATGCTAGTATTTTAGCATCTTTGATGTATTGTGTCAAATGAGTATTGATCATCAAATGATGTCCGGGCAAGGGGTGAGCCATGTCTGGTGGCACATGTTGATTGTCTTTGGGGTAAATTACCTTGGCAACTTCATGCATGTGTTGCCATGCAATTGATCTCCAAGCAAACCCGTCTTTGATACCCAGATTGTTTTTAAAATGTTCAAAACGAGAATCTTCAAGAAATTCCTGATAAATGTTGTCTGCTTGTTGATACATCAGCACACGATGTCCCCGAGCAGTCAAACTGGCCTGCAAACTCAGCATGCGATACATTAGATCTTCCAATCGATCAGCAATACTATAAATTTCACTTTTGAGTTTGAGTTCTATCCATTGAGCAGTGTCTGAATCAGACCAGTGTGGCACCCATTGGTTTCGAAATTGTTGATTTTGAGGATTGGTCCAGGCACCTTCAAATTCACGATTGGGATCCTGACCCAAGATAGGTATTTCAAGCCTGCTGAGAAATGTCATGCCCAGTAAATAAAATGTAGGCACTGTGGCTTGATAACTGTGTTTGAGAGTGCTACGTATGATACGAGAGTTTGCACTGCCGCCAATGGCCAGGGTGGAACAATCGGCAATACCAAGTTGTTGTGCTAGATCCGCATGGCCGCCGCCATTGGCGTACACTTCCATGTAGCTGCATCCGTTGACCACTAACTGTTGAATCATTTTTTATCAAGGCCAGCACTTTTGTGGTAAGCGTCAATTTCTTTTTGTGTAACGATCTGCATCATTACGTCGATTTCGTCGTCTTTGTAGTGCGGGAACATTGTGGCCAATTCCTTGCGTTTGGTGCTGGCACCGGCTTCTTTCTTTTTGGGCGCAATCCAGTTGTGCCGAGGCGTGCCCATGCCTGGACTGACCGCAGTGGAACACAACCATTGCAGTTTGGGGTGCCGGCTCAGTGTAAAGAAATGCTTGTTCAAATAATGATTGCAGCTTTGCACATAGTATTCTTGCAACTCCTGGGATCCTTCAACACAACTGCTCCAACGCAGCATGAGAAATGTGCTGAACTTTTTGCGTTCTTCTGCATCCAGGCTGTCGTAGAAGCTGCGATTCTTGAGATCTAATTGTCGCATCTCGTTTGAAATGTGTAGTCGATCACTCATGTTGTTTTACCCAAGATTCCATTTGTAATGATTCGGCGTAGATTTTGTGCTTGATAGGTACATTATCAAACCAATGTTCTTTGCGATAATTATCCAGCACCAGTTGCTGTGTTAAAAATTGATACCAGTGATTGGTCATTGGCGGCATAGACAAAATTTCTATAGCTTGTTGCATGTTTACATACTCTCGAAACTTTGATTTAGCAAGTGCAGCAATCAAGGGTTCACGGTATTTGGCGGGTATACATCCAATACCTTGAATACCGTCTGCATTGGCCAGGACTGGTCGAAAGTTAGCAGGCTCTAGCCAATCAAAATACTCCAGCAGACTCTCAAACCACCAAATATTAATGGCACTGATCACTGGCGCAATTTTTAGATCAACATTGGGCAATTTCTTTGCCCAGGCAAGGTTGGCTTCCACAGTGTCCCAGTCTGTGCCGCTACGCACAATTTCTGCATATTTTCCCACAGCATCAATGCTGGCATGCAAGCGAATGTCATCAAAGTGCTGCCATAAGTCTGCCACTTTTTGATCTTTATAGCTAGTCACTGTGAGATTACTGCTGTACATCAAGGTAGGCCGGACTTGTTGAGCAATTAATCTCCTTAGCACTTCATAATGCTGTGGATTCATCAGCGGCTCGCCGCCGGCAAAATACACCATTTTGCATTGACTCAGATCAATGCTGTCCAGGGTAGTTGAATCATAGTCATTGATAATCCCGCGGCCAACTTCTGAACTCCAGCTAGTACTGAACAACGGGCCACAACTACGACATTTTAGATTGCATAGATTGTTGTTTCTAAAATCCAAAAACTGTATGCTACTGGTATGATAATCAGTATAATATGGTTCAAATAACGATCGCCAACGCAAAGGTTCATCAGGCGGACAACCTGAACATTCTTTTGGTATCTCACCACGCAGGAACGCACCTCCTACCTGATCAACCATGTTTTCTCTTGTGTCAAACAGATTGCCATGCCATTGACAACAAGGAGCAAACTTGCCCCCGGGCATGAAACTAACACTGACCCATGGCGCCTTACAATGCACATTACTCATTTAATTTTACTCAGTTGATAGATCATTGTAACACGATCTATAGCATCTTGTAAAGTGGGATTGGTCTTTGCTGCTCGATGGATATCGCCCCAGAGTTTACTATCCATTAAATGATCATGCAAGGGTCTGCCATCAGTGGTGCGATAATCGTAGCCCATTACTTCACGTGTGCTGGGATCTGCACCAAACTCTCTTCTGAACACTGTGTCGCCATTGCGTTCGTAAATGTAAGTGGCACCTGGTTTGAGTTGTCCCATGTTACCAGGCCTTGTTGTAGTCCACAATCTCGCAATTGCGACTGACATCTTTCACAAAGTAAACACAGTCGGGTTCAGCGTCGTCGTTTAGCGGCACGGCCAGCATCTGGCCATTTTTTAGTTTGGGTGCATACCAGTTTACTTCATGGTAAACATCCAGGATTTCAATGTCTGGAAAACTGGGTCTATAGCTGGTAAGTGGGTTGAACTGAAACACCTTGAATCCACGGTCGTTGATACTGGTCAAGGGCAGCACTTCTAGATCACCCACATCAGGTTCGCCTATTAAGATTTGCCAGTCCATGGGCATTTTGATTGTGGCTGTGCCAATTCGCAACACCAGTGCAGGAGCGTTAAAGCTCTCCAAAAAGATTAAGGGAATAAAATGATAATCAGGATCCTGGGGATTACTATTGTCCAGGATAGCAAATCTCATATCATCTACTTCTTCAGGCAAATGATCAAGATCATAAAATGTATTGTCTAGTGTTAGAATTCGCATGTGTTAATAATACAGTGTTTGTGTCACAAAGTCAACCTTTAGCTGATCTTCATCCAATCCAGCTTCTCTGCTGAGAATGGATAGTTGGCTTCTTTATAGAACTGTTTGCGTTTGGTCAAATGGCGTTTGGCAAACTTGCATGTGCTGGTTATGTCCCAGATCTGCACATGATCTTTGTCTTCGGCTTTGCGAATGCCACGTCCGATTGATTGTATCACACGCACAAAACTCTTGCCCGGTTCAATCAACACAAGATTAAAGATTCGCGGTATGTTGATGCCCACAGCAGCCACACCATAAGTGGCCACAATGATCTTGTCTGTGGCATCTGCCACTTCATCATATTCTTCTTGTCTCTTTGTGCCCTTTGTTGCCCCAGACACAAACACAGCTTTTTCTCCCAGGCGTGCTACCAGTTGTCTACCACACTCTGTGCGGTCAACCAACACCAGGGTGTTGCCTGTTTCGTTTACTCGGCGCACCAGGTCTGCCATGGTGTCTAATCTACCCGACTCTTCCAGCAGGTATTTTAGTTCACTTTGATAGTTGCTGTATTCCACATGGTCTATCAGTTGCACAATGTTCACGTGGCACTGTGCCAGCACTCCACGATCTTGTAGTTCGCTGGCACTGAGCTTGCTGATAACAGGGCCCAGGCTTACCAGCAGACTTTGGCTTTCAAACTTTTCTTTGGGCACAGTTCCTGTCAGTCCCCATCGAATTGGCACTCTAGCCATGACACCTGTAAGCAAGGTCTTCAAGGCATCTGCCTTGGCCATGTGTACTTCGTCCACAATCACACAAACCACACCTTCAATAAAGTCCTGAATGTCCACTTCAGCTTCACCTGACTTGGTCTTCTTCATCATGTTGTTTAGACTTTGCCATGTGCATATGGTGTGTGTTCGATCATAGTCTTTTTGATCACCAAAGTACACACCCACATCCAGGCCCAGATTGACATAGTCTTTTTCTGTTTGTGTTACCAAGCTCTTGTTGGGCACAATAATGATACTGCGACCATATGCTTCCACACTCCGGCTCAAAGCAGCAGTCATCAAGGTCTTGCCTGCACCTGTGGCCACTTCTTGTATGCACTGCGGATTCTGCAGGTAGTTGTTCACAATCTCCACTTGATAGTCACGCAGCATTATAGGCTGTCCCACAGCAGGATGCCCTACAGGCCAAGTCTTGTGTGCAAATGAATCCTCTGTGACCTGCACAAAATCAAACACCGTGGAATAATCACGCTGATCATCTAGTTCAATGTCATAATCGTATTGTTCTAGAATGGGAATGATCTCAGGCAGTAAATTGATATAACTAGATCCGCCCAGTTGAAAATAAGCCACCTTGCCATCCCACCTGCCCAGTCTCACTGCGGGCTGATATTTTGCTCCGGGAATTTCATATTTGAATGTGTTGACCAGTTTTTTTCTACAGTCAATGTCCAGGCCTTCAATCTTGATATTGACTTCGTCTCGGATGATTATTGTTGCTTGTTTCATTGTATAGTAACTTGTTGCACATGTTGTCTTTGTGCAATCTTTTGTAGTAAATCTTTTTTGTTGCCACTG